TGTTGGAAATTGGGTTTATGACAATTTCGATGAGGTTTCTGGAATTTCATTCCTTCCGCACAGCGAACATACTTATCAGCAGGCTCCTTATCAGGACATTACAGCCGATGAGTACGCAGAATGGATTGAAAGAATGCCTCAGGATGTTGATTGGGACATGCTTTCTTCATATGAGCTTGAGGATACAACCACTGGAACTCAGGAACTTGCTTGTGTAGCTGGTGCCTGTGATGTAGTAGATGTAGTTCGTTAAGATTCACTTAGAACCCCGCCAATTTGGCGGGGTTTCTTTGTGTTCTGACTAGTTTAGCGTTATACTAGACCTATCAAACAGAAAGGAAGTGATTACCCTGTCAACAGGACCACAGAAGTATCCAGGAGCAGTATCTAGCGGTGCGTATTGGTTCCAGGACAATTATGGCGGTGACAAGCAGGAAGTCAACGTAATTGTTCTCCATACCACAGAAGGTACGAGCCTTGTTAATTATAGTGGCGGTGCAGTAGCTCCAAACTTTACCGCTGTCCCCGACTTTGCGAACAAGAAGTTGAAGTGGTACCAGCACTTTGATTTTGACACTTCATCTCGTGCACTTGTAAATCTATCCGGCGGCGTTCAGACGAACACAAATAACGTATGTCAGGTAGAACTTGTAGGTACATGCGACCCTGGCACTCACAAGAAGTGGGCTAACTACCAGCACATTTACTGGCCAGAGGCCCCATCTTGGGCGCTTGATGAACTAGCCAAGTTCCTTGCTTGGGCTAATAAGAATCATGGCGTTCCTCTAGTAGGACCAGCCAAGTGGGCTCCATACCCATCTTCTTACGCAAATGGCGCGGGCCAGAGAATGACTGGAACACAGTGGAACGCTTTTAAGGGAATTTGTGGACACCAGCACGTTCCAGAGAATGTACACGGTGACCCAGGTGCTATCGACTTCAAGACTTTGGTAGCGAAGGCAAAGGCTCTGGTTGCTCCAGTAAAGCCACCTACAACACCTACAAAGCCTACGACTCCAACGAAGCCAACCACACCAGCAAAGCAGACCGTAACTCTTGCTAACTTGAAGTACGGAAAGTCTAACGCTGATGTTAAGAAGGTACAGCTTGCGCTTATTGCTAAGGGATTCAAGATTCCTAATGGTGCAACTGGCGGATATTGGGACCAGACAAAGGCTGCGTACAAGAAGTTCCAGCAGTCTCTTGGATACTCAGGAAATGATGCAGACGGAATTCCAGGAACAACTTCTCTTAAGAAGCTTGGATTCAGCGTCAAGTAATGCTATAATCTAAGTACAACCTATGGAAATGAGTCCAGGTTGTCTAGGGCGCTGCGTGCAGCATACCTTAGGATGATTATAATTACCGACTTTACCCCTGCCTTCGGGCGGGGGTTTTGTCGTTTCTGGCGTTAATTCTTATATTGCGATATACTTTAAGTTATGACCTACATTTATTATGCACTCAAGGATGGACCTATCGGGCTATGGTCATTCGATTCAATCCCACTGAATGATGCTTCCGGATATGGGAACAATGCCACCTACACAGGCACTCCAAACACAACCCGCCCAATTGTCGCAGGCGGGGTATCTGCGCAGCTCATTGACTCAGGCGACACAATCAATTACCCGATTAACTCCGTAATGATTCAGGGCAGAGAGACGCGTGCGTTTTCTCTGGAAGCTTGGATTAAGCCACAGAGCGGTACGGCCGCTGTGATGGCTCGTAACAACAGCGGTCTCTTCCTTGATGGTCTCGTGCTTAGATTCTCAGCCGAGTTCAGCTCTCTAGTAAGCGTAACGTTCAATCACCTTAAGGCTGGGAACGTTTATCACGTAGTTGGAGTTTATGATGGACAGTCTCTATCCCTTTACCTAAATGGAAAGGTTGTAGCAAGTACCGAGATTGATGATGACGTTGTAGCTTCAGGCTTTACTGATACTGCTTCTGTTCTGAAGACAACCATGGGAGCTTCTATGGTTGTAGACACTCCAGCGGTATATAATTACGCAATTGATTCGGTTGCCGTAAATAGACATTATCTATATGGAATTCAATATCCAGGAGTTGTAAATCTTTCTCTTATCAATGGAGGGAAGTATTATATCTTCTCTGATGAATGGAGCCATGTATATGATTCTGTTTCATTCGGAGATACAGATGACTGGAATCTTGGATTGTACTCAGGAAACGTCTCTTCTGTAGATAACAGATTGGTAAACCTCTATGACGAGACTGCTGAACAGTGGCTCGGAGGAACATGGACGTATCAATACTCTGTGGCAAGTGATGAAGGCGTTGGCCTCACACTTAATGGCTCTAGAATCACATGGGATACTACAGATGCAATCACTGTACAGGTTTCCGAGGATGATACTACGTGGACCACAGTAACTAATGGTGGACAGATTGTTGCTACCCAGAGCCTTTCGGCCGGGTATGCAATTGCTGTTAGAGTCACTGTACCAGACACGACAGTAGCACAGGCAGTCATCAGCAACCTCAAGATTGTATTCTACACTGACAAGACTGTCAAGGGCTCAGACGAAGCTCTACCAACCACATTCGTTGATGCTCTAGCAGTTACCTTGTCAGAGAATTCATATGCTCCAGCTAGCTTTAACGATAATGCCGGGGTTATTCTGCCTGCCAACAATGGATTTACTATTGCAGCAGATACAGACTTCGGTGGATATTTCGCTGTAGAGATGACAGTAAAGTTTGATACAAGTACGATTAATAAAACAGTAATGGTTGTTGACACACCAAGTGCAAACCCCACCATTACATCTAATGGTTCTGGTCAGTGGGTCTTCTCAAATTTGACGGCTCTGTACATTGATGGTGTGGCTGTCACGAGTCCGTTCTCTATCGACGCGGGACGTTGGCACCACGTGCTAGCCGTATTCCCTGAGTCTCTTGCTCAGGTAATTGTCGGAAACAACGTAGCACATTCGGCGGGGTACCCAATGAGGGTTGGATATCTAGCATTGTATTCAGATACCATTACAGCGACTATGGCGGATGCCATTTTTGATACTTGGGTTGGCACAGCAGCTATTCGAGTAGTAGATGAAGATACATCTAACATTCACGAGCATTCATTCGCTGAAACAACGTCTCCATTTAGGGCTTATGCCTTTGATTGGTCAATCACGGGTGCTGGATAACCAATTAGTGGACAAAACTTGCCTCTAGAACTGAATTATGACGCAAAAATTGCCTTAATTTGCTCATAGGCAAGGATAAAGGTATAATTCTGCTATGAAGACTACAAGAAAGCAGATTGTTGAAGAGGTTCCTTGGGGAGTGTATGTCTGGGAAATGCCTAACGGCCAGTGGATTGGCGACGACCAAGGCAATTTCCTTAACATTGCTGCCATTAAGGGTGACAAGAAGCGAATTCAAGAACTTAAGGACACTGTACGTTCTTATGGTATTACCGAAGGTAAGCCGTTTTACCTCTCCGGTCACCGACAGGTGAATGATGAGGAATTTGAAAACCAGAAGCGACGCATGGCATTCGGTCTTGTCCCAGATGAGCTAGATGTTGCTGCGTTTAGAGAGGAAAATACTAAGTAATGGTAAGTAAGGTTGTATCAGCAGAAGAGGAGGCCAAGGAGATTGAGGTAAGAGTTGGCTCGGTCATTGAATATGGAGCTTCCTCAAAGGAGCTAGACGTATTCTCAAGGTCTGCCGATGAAGTCCGCAAGATGGACGGAATCACCCCTGCCATGAAGCGAAAGACGACACGAGAGCTACAGAAGTTCCAGCGTGGAACTGGTGGTGCAGGCACTAAGCGCGAAGAGCGCGATGAGATTACAGGATACAACCTATTTGAAGTAGTGATGCCACCTTACAACCTGGACTATCTTGCAGCTCTATACGAGAAGTCATCGCCTCACGCAGCAGCCGTAAAGGCTAAGGTAAAGAATATCGCCGGGTTGGGATATTCATTCGTAGAGTCTGAATTGACTAAGGAGACACTTGACCGTGCTGAAGGGGATGAAAAGAAGCTTTCTTCTATGCGTAGAAAGCTGTCCCGAGGTAAGCGAGAGCTTAACGACTGGCTAGATTCATGTAACGAAGAGGATACGTTCGATGAGACTCTTTCAAAGATTTGGACCGACTACGAGACGACAGGAAATGCATATATCGAAATTGGTCGCAAGAACACTGGTGAGATTGGCTATGTAGGCCACATTCCATCAACAACTCTTCGTATTCGAAAGCAAAGAGACGGCTTCGTTCAGATTATTTCTAACCGCGCAGTTTTCTTCAGAAACTTCGGGGACAAGAAGACAACTGACCCAATTGGTCACGACCCTCGCCCTAACGAAATCAT